CGGCAGTGTCGTCGTGATCTCACCCGCCACGAATTCGCCGCCGCCCGTGCCGATCACGAGTTTGTCGGCGCCCTCGAGCCACTGAATCTCGTTCACGTCCGCCGCTTGAAGCTGGCGGCTGATCGCGTTGTCCGTTTGCACCAGTCCGAAGAAATCCGCCGACATGTTCTCGAAGTCGTCGGGCACCGAGCCCCAAAGCCGCTGCTTGCCGGCCCAGAAGAGACGTTCTCGGAAGAACGTCACCGAGGAGGGGTATTCGGTCGTCGCCGACCATGCGCCGAGCTGCCATCGCGTGGTGGCCTTACCTGAGCTGACTACGCCCGCCGGCAGTTGCTTCAATCCGTTGATGGTGTCCGCGATGACGCTCGCGGTGACAGTCGTCGCATTGGTGAAGGCTGTGATGCGCGCGATGCCATAGCCCGAATCCTGGTACTCCCACTGCACACCGCTGGACGACTTTCCATCCCACGCCGTGCCCTGCTCGTGAACCGGTGGCGAAGTGCCGCTCGTGGCGCCGTTCAGCGCCTTGTACGTCTTTCCATCGAAGCGGACGAGGTCGCCCGAGCTGTAAGAGACATTCACTTCCCATGGCGACATGTCCAGATTCTGGATCTGGAGTCGCACGAGGCGGCCGACGTCGGACGATGCGAAGAGATTGGCGGAGGCGGTGAGTGTCACGCTCCCCGTCGATGCGCTCGCGTAGATCGTCGTGCTGGTCGTGTTCTCTTCCAGGAACGGGCCCTGATTGGGCGCGTAGCTCGAGAACACCCAGTTCGTGTTCGCGACGCGCGTCAGCTTGCGCGGCTCGTACGTTCGCTTCTGGTTGGCGATGTAGAGCACATCTCCGGATTGCACGATCTTCAGCGCGAAGGTTCCGTCGGCATTCGATAGATCGGCCAATGCGTATGGGCTCACGATCTCATAGGGCGACAGACCCGAAAGTAATACGCCGTGCAGGGTGTAGAAGCGAACGTAGAGATCGCCAAATTCCAGGATGAACGCCTGCGTGGCGCTGAACTCGAACTTCACGAGCCACACGCGCTTGCTGTTGTCCTTCACCGCGGCGACATAGCGCGATCCGCCCCGGCGAGTCGCCGGACCCTGCACCATGGGGAGAAACCCCTCTATGAGCTTGCAGCCCTGCGCGTACTTCGCAAGGTCGGTGCGCCCTTCGAGGGAAGGCGACAGCTCACCCGCATTCAGCGCGTTGATGATCGGCGCCGATTTCACTGGAGACGCCCCAGCACCCAGGTGTCATCGGCCTGAGACTGCGAGGCCGTCTCGATGGCATTTGCGCGCGTTCCTTCGCTTACGGCCATTTTGTAGTCGGCCATCGCGAGTTGGCGTTTGCTGTCAGATTGCGTCAGGCGCTCGCAGTTCTCGTAAGCGAGGCGTGAAGAGACCACCTCGCAGAACGCCGCATCCCAGGAGGCCACATCTACGATGCGGGCGATGTAGCGGATGCTGAGCGGCGCCGAGAGGTCGGTGAGGATGGTCGTCCCCTCGATCGAGTACAGGGCCTGCCCGTTCACGGTCCGAAAGTCGGAGAGGTCCGCAATCGACTGAATGTCCCCGCCCTCGATGAGGCGCAGGAAATCGACGGGCAGCTGATATTGATACGCGTAATCCGAGAGCGGCGTCGCGGAGAGCGCCGGCAGAGATGCGCGCTTGATCGAGAACTTCCAGCGTCGGCGTCGGAGCTCGGCGTCACGAACCGTCGCGTAGCGCAGGTTCATGACCCGCGCGCGGTTGTTGTTGTCGTTGAGTGCGGTGATCGTGTCCGCGCCGAGTTTGGTCAGCGCGGCGTTACAGATCTCGACGTCGGATGCGGCCATGTCGGCCGAATATCTGAGTCGTGAGCGACGGAATCAACGCGGCAGACGGCGCCTGCGTAGCGGCATGTTGTCGCCCGAACCGCCCACGGTGAACGATGTCACCGCCGCTGAGCCTCCCATGTGCAGCCCGCCGCTTGGCGTCACAGTCCGCGATGCCTCATGCGTCGAGTTGCCTGCCGTTCCGCCGAGTGAGATACCGCCGCTCGCAGTTCGCGCTGCGACGCGCGCCTCAGCGCTTGCGCCAGCGAGCTGCAGCCCTCCGGTTGCGGAGTAGCTATAGGATTGCTGACCGCTGTTGCTCGAGTAGTCCGCTGCACCGCCCAGGGCGACCCCGCCAGCGGGCGCGGGGACACGCACGCGCAGTTGAGCCGCGGCGCCGGATACTGTGATCCCGCCGGCCGCGGCAATCACTTTCCCCTTCGCAAATGAAGCAGCCCCGCCGAGCGCGACGCCACCCGAAGGAGTCGCTTGCTTGCGCACCCTCGAAACCGTCGCCGCGCCGCCGGTCGTAATCCCGCCCGCCGCCGCTTTGACGCGCGCGCGAAGTTGCGCTGATGTACCCGATAGGGAGAGTCCGCCCGTCGCGCTGTAACTAAACGACTGCGTGCCGGAATCGAAGTCCCCACCCGACCAGTTATCGAGATTGTCGTTGGAGCCTCCCTGGCCGTACTGAATCCCAGGCTTTCCGGTCGAGAGCGTGCCGTTGGTGAATGAGCCGATGCTCGTTCCGCCGACTTTGACGGTGATCGTCGTGCCTTGAGCCTCCATGTACACGACCGAGCCATTGGCCACCGTTCCGGTGAGTGAGGCGATCTTGGTGTATGACCCGCCATTGGCGAGCCACACTCCCGCGCCACCCGACCAGGTGTAGCAGTCATACCCGCTATCCACACCCGAAGTGTTCTGGCGGATCGCAGGGCCGGCGCCGCTATTGTCCGCCCCACCAGGGCTTGCGACTGTGCACTGAGACCACTGATCAGCGGGGAAACTGACGGCGTTGTAGTACGCCGCCGAGTTGTCGGTGGTGGACGAGGCTTGATTGCTCGAAATCGAGAACGAGCCCAACCCATCGCGGGTGGTCCAGTTGGACCCTAGCGAGGCATTATTGGCGCGGTTGAAGTCGTCGCTGGCAAGCGTGCTCACAGGTCGCCAAGCGCTATCGTCTTGCCGGCCACGAATTGCTGGCCGAAATTGCGCAACGCCTCACGCAGGGTCGTGCTCGAGAGAATCTCACTTGAATCGATCCCGAGCTCGCTGCAGGCCTGATACAGCGCGGTCTGGTAGTTCGCCGGCAGTTGCGAAATCGTTCGATTGAGATTGCCGGGGATGGTGACGTTCACTCCGAGAATCCCACTCATGCGCTGAGTGAGCTGGCTCATCCCGACGACGACCCGCAAGACGGTCCGATAGGTCATGCCCACCTGGACCCACTGCGCGGGGATATCGAGCGCTTCCAGCTCGCTCTTCACCGTGTTCAGCGCGCCAGCGCCGATCGTATTGTCGAGAGGCGGTACGACGAGGCAACTCGAATCGGCCTGCAGAGTGCTGAGCTCCGCCTGCGTCACGTTCTGCCAGTAGACGATCGCCGATCCGCCAAGCGCGCATGAAGCCCACGAGCCAGTGCTTGGAAGGTACTTTGGCTCAAACGGGTCTTGCCGCGTTCCCGCGCCGACGATGGGTTCCACGAAGAAGCTCATCGGCCGGCTCGTCAGTCGCAGGTGATCTGCGGCGTCAGCAGGATCTGGTCACCGTTGTTTGCTGGCGTGAAGCTGGTGAACGCCTCGGCGAGTACGAGATCGGTGTCGGTCGCGCGAATCGCGAAGTAGCCGTAGACCGTGGCGTTCGTCGTGAGCGCGCCGGTGAAAGTCCATGTCTGCTGCGCGTACGAGGCCGAGGTCGGAGCGCCATTCGTGACGCTCCAGCTCGCCCCGGTGAGCGTCTTCGCCGAGTAGCCACCGCCGGCTGCCTCGGTGTAGCTGCTCGCCGTGTCGGTCTCGGCCGGCGTGACGTTCGTCGCGAACAGGCCGTATATCAGATTGCGAACGGTCGTCGTCTTGCCGACGAGATACGAGAGCGTGATGTTCTCGCCGACGTTGGGAACGAGCAGCGTCATGCGGGCCTCGTGTGATAGCCGAAGCGCACAGCGTCCTCGTACTTGGGCCGGCGTGGCGCCGGAATCTCTTCGAACCACGCTTGGCGCAACTGCGCGGCAGGCACGTGGATCGCAAGCGCATTGAGGCCCGCATCGTCAACGAGCATCACGGATGCGACATCGCCCGGTTCGAGGTCGGTGAGTATCCCAGTGCGTCCAGAGTAGGACACCCACATGCCGCGCTTGGGCGGCTGATCATCCCGAAGGTGGCTGCCAGTGTGATCCCGCGTCGGGCGCCGGCGCAGGCCGGACACCGCCGTCAGGTGCGAGGGCAGCTTCGTCGAGCCGCGCACGTCAACCACATGGCGGCGCGCCTCGGGATTCAGAAACGCATTTACTCGATCTCGCAAGCTCATACGCGATTCCGCCGGCAGACCATCTTGACGGTGAGGCTCGTCGTGCCGTCACCGCCTGTGACGTTCGGGCGAATCAGGAGCGGCGATTCTTCGAACACTTCGAGCGCAGCGGCGGTCTTCGTGACTGCGTTCCCCTGCGGATCGGTGAGGGCAGTGTACGTCGGCGACTCGGACTCTTTGTCGTTCGAGCCTTCGAGCGTGACTGAACCGCCGGTACCAAACGTGCCTGTGATCTGCACGGTCCGGTCCGACCAATCCCCCATCTTCACAGGGCCACCCACATCGCCATTGGCCAACGGCGACCATACGACGCGCGCAAGATTTGCGTTGCCGTCGACCCCGTACTCGACTACCGGCAGGATGGTCGCCACGGGTTATCCGATCGGGTTGCCCTCGGTCGTCTGCAGATAGTTCAGGAGCGCCCGAACTGCCTGCAGTACGCCGAGCTTCGACGAATACGCCGTATCGCTGATGCGCAGCTCGACAGCGGCCGAAGTCGTCGACCCGGATTCGGTGACGTCCTTCGGCTGCATGCCGCCGACCGCGATACCGTAGAAGCGGTCTGCCATGGCGTTACACCATGTACTCGGCGCGCAGGCCGATCGTGCCCGCCGCCGTGGTCGCCGCGGTGAGCGTCAGCACCACGTCGTACCAGACCTTCGGGTCTGAGGTCAGACCGAGCCGCTGCCACAGCGGCTTTTCCAAGTCCGCAAGGCCGTAGCCCGAACCCGAATCGGTCGCGTCCGCTTCGTGCTCGATCTCCGTGCCTGTCGTGATCGCCGAGGCGATCGACTGCGCGGAGGCGTAGAAGTCCGCGTCCACAACCGCGCCACCGTCCGCGGTCGTGCGATAGATGCCGAGGTCGCCCGCACCCGAGGTGATGGCGTCGCAGTAGAGCTTCATCAGCTCGCCGTACGCGTTGCTCGGAACGCTGCCCAGGATGTACTTCGAGCCGATCGAGTCGCCGTTGGCGGCCTCCACCGTCGCGAGGAAGCCGCGCTTCATGCCGGCCGCCACTGAGGCATTCGACAACACGCGCGGGGTCGCATCGCGATTGGTGATGGCGCCCGCTTTGACAGTCACTACAGCCATGAAACTCTCCTGCCCTACCGACTACCGGGGGCGTTCAGAAATCGAATCAGCGCGCCCAGATCTTCACGACCTTCTTCTCTTCGAGTCGGGTCGCGTTCGCGCTCATCTTCGTGTAGGCCTGCCACGGCCGGCCCTGGATGTCCGCACGCACATCGATCGCGGTCTCGATGTCGTTCCAGATGCCCAGGTGCATGCCGCTCTTCAGCCACATCGGCAGCGCGCGCGAGCTGCCGGACTGATCGTCCGTCGCAGTCGTCGTGATCCAGGGACGCTCGGAGTGGATGAAATTGAAGCCGCGCCACTTCTTGATGATGCCGTTCTCGTCGTAGGTCACTTCCTTGTTGAAGTCGAGCGAGATCACCTGAATCTCGTTCAGCAGCGACTCGTGATCGATCGAGGTGATGGCGACGTAGAGCGGCTCGGGGTTGTCACTGTTCAGCGCTTCCGTCGAGAGCAGGATGCGCCGGCCACGCTCCAATTTCGCGACGTTGAGGCCGGAAGCGGAGCCCCCGATGTTCACGCCTACCACCTGGTTCGTGGTGTCGAAGCTGGTCGACGTGCCGCCGGTGACGCCCGTCTGCGCGGATGCGAAGAATGCTGCACCGATGCGGTCATCGAACTTGCGATTGGCTGCGGCGGTTGCGCCCTGCACGTACGTCGAGCTCGGATCGGTGAGCAGGCGCAGCTTGTCGAAGCTGTCGATGAGTTGGGCGACGTCCGCATCGAGCGGCGCGACCCAACGGCGATCGAGGGGAGCATCCGTGCGACCCATCGGCGAGTACCGGGTCGTCACGTCGTTCATCTCGATGATGCCGTACTGATCGACCGGGGAGGCCTGATTGCCGACGTAGTTACCGCTCGTGACGGCCTCGCGCATGCGCGATTTCGTCTGCTGCACGAGCAGTTGAATGTTTGTGCTGTACTGCTGGACGTACCAGGTAGGGATATTGACCGACATGGACAAGCCGCTCCGAAAAACGAAGTTGAATTCACGTTTCTCGAAGGGCTTGTCTCTTGCGAGGGCCGCTTCTTCCCGCTTACGGCGGGCAGGCGGAGCGCTTTCGCTCGGTCAGTCGGGGCGCGTGGCCTTGTCGACTTGCAAACGAATATCTTGAAGCCGAGTGACGGAATCAAGCCCTCATGCGGCTTTCTCTGCGAGTGGCGCGAGCTTCGCCATCTGTGCGTGAAACTCAGCATCGGTCACCTGACCCGCGAGGCGCTTGGTGCGCAAATCCGCGAGCTGCTGTTTCGCCGCAGCCGGACTGATGCTGAATCCGCCACCGCCCTCGCCCTTGTCGCCTTCGGCAAAGGCATGCTCGCCGAGCTTTGAGCCGAACGAGTGGAAGGTCTTCAGCATGTCCGCCGTGCCGAATGCTTCCTCGTACGCCTTCACCTTCTCATCGCTCCAGCCGGCCGAGCGCAGGAAGCGCCGCGCGTACTCGGAGTTCTTGTCGAAGTCGTTGCCCCACTCGGTCTTGAGCGCGCCGAGCTGCTTGTCCGCTTCGGCTTTCAGCGTATCGCCGTCGCGCTTCAACATGTCGGTGAAGAACGTGTTCCACTCGTTGGCGATGGCGACCGCCGCGTCCTTGGGCACGCCCGCCTTGTGGAACCACTGTGCCGCCTGCTTCGCAAACGAGCCGTCGTCGTTCTGCGGGAACGGGAGCGAGTAATCCTCGGGCTTCTCCGGCACTCCCAGCTTTGCGCGGAATGCCTTGATGCCGTCGGCATCGTTCGCGTCCTTGGGCATGACGACGGTACGGCCCGCCTTGTCGGCGCCGATCAGCTTCTCCAGGTTCTGGAACGAGGTGATGGCGTCGTCGCCGCTCTTCCAACCCTTGTTGGTTACGAAGTCCTTGTGCGCATCTCCGAACCAGGAGACGGGAGCATCATTCGGCGGTGGCGTGTTCGAGTCCGGCACGGTCTTGTTCCTCAGTCAGTTGGATGTCATCGAGTTCGATGAAGCCTGCGATACGCAGATACGCATCGCGCAGACCTGCCGCATAGGCGGTCGCGTATGGATCGACGGTGCGCGTCACAGGACTCACCACGATTCCGCCACGGTTCACGCGGCAGAACCGTCGTAGGTCAGCCAGCACGCGCAACGCTTCCGGGTGCGGCCGTTGGCCGTCGCCACAGAATGTGCGCAGGTAGGCCAGGCGCTTGCGATGGAGGAGTTCACGCAGGTTCAACCGGCGCCACCCATGCGCAGACTCTCCGCCTTCGCAGCGTTGAGCGCGGCCTGCGAGACTTCCGGCGCCATCGCCGCCTGCTGCATGCTCGCTTCAGCCTGCTGCTTCTGCGCGACGATCTGCTCGACGGTCTTCTCGTCGCGGATGTACTTGGCCGGCACGCCGTTGATCTCGGCGAGCTCGCGCGCACTGCCGGGAACATCGAGCACGTACGCTGCATTCGGATCGAGGCCGATCGCTGCGGGCAGCGCTTCCCAGGTCCGCAGAATCGCCGCACCGTCCTGAGCACGCATCGCGCGCGCAAGCGGCGAGCGATATTCGATCTTGTACTGGCCGCCGACTTCGCGCAACGCGTCGGGCATCTCGGGCAAAAGGCCGGCGCGCGCCGCGATGTCGAGCTCGCGCGCGATGAGCGGCCCCAAGTCCTCGGAGTGCTGACGCCCCATGATCGGCGCCAAGAGCACCCCACGCTGCTGAGCGATCTCCAGCACCTGGGTTGCCGTCATCTGCGGGTTCTCTACCAGCACGCGGAACACGGTCGTGAGGAACGCGTCTTCGAGGTCCTGCGTCTCGAGCGCCATCAGCTCCATGCCGAGCGGGATATTCGCACCCGACTTGAAGGGAACCGCGAGCGGCACGCCTTCGGCGCTCACGGTGCCATGGTTCAGTGCACCCGGCCGTAGGTTGAAGGGCTCGAGCGCGCCGTCCTCGGTCAGGAGAATCGGCGGGTCGACTTCCTTCTGGCCCGCTCGAAGGATGGTCTTCTTTTCCTCGTTCAGCGTAAGGATGGCTGACCAGCACGCCATGGCCGGCGAGCGCGCGTAGGTCTCACCAGCGCCGAGCATGTAGCGCCCGATCGAGTACGGCCAGCTCGAGTAGCCGCCCACATCGAGCATCTGCTTCGACTCGACGGCGACGTAGTACGAAGCCCACGCCATGCCGGTGTAGTCCTGGCGCCCCGCCTTGCGATCGTCGTTCGGTCGCACGCAGTGCACGAACTCGCACTTCTCGAACGGCTTCTTCTCAGCGGCGTTGCGAATCTTCTCCGGCAGCTTGTTGCCGAAGCGCTGCAACGCCTGGCGCGCCGTCATCTTGAAGCGGCGATAGTGGATGTCCACCATCCCGTGCTGATTCTCGGCCCAGAAGCTTTCCTTGGTCGGGATGTGGCGATACCGCGGCCCAACGCCTACTTCCTCGTCGATGAACATCGAGGAGTTGCCGAAGGCGCCGACCGACAGATACCCCTGATGCTTCTGGCTCGCAAAGTTTGCGCGCGGGCTGTAGCGCATCGCGAAGAGGACCTTGTTTACCTCTTCGAGATATTCCTTCACGTCCTGGTCGTCTGACAGATCCTCGTCGACCGGCAGCAGCACGCTCCAGATTTGCGTGCGCGGCGTCAGCAGATCATCGAGCACCGCGCCGAAGCGCTCATTCAGGATAACGGGCTTGCCGGTGAAGAGTCGCTCGGTGCGATGTTGGCCCTGCTCGGTCTCGACGGTGAACGTCGCCTCGCTCGGCATCACCCGATATGCGACCTGCTGCCACCAGTTCGTAAAGTTGAAGCGCTCGGATTCGAGCTGCGACTGGTGCTGCAGAATTGAGTTGGCGTCGTCGCTCATCCGCCGAGAGTCGTGTTGCCCACCTGCGGGGTGCTAGAGGTGTTGCCCGCGTAGATGTTCGCGAGCACGCCGCGCCGGCGCCGGATGCGATCGAGCGCCTGCTGATCCTTCGCGGCTTCATCGATGGTCGGTGCGCCAGGGGCCTTCAGTGAGTCGGCAAGCTGCTTCGCCTGCTCCTTCTGAGCGACGTATTGCTGGCCGGCTGCGTAGAGCTGCAGAGGCGCCGTGCTCCCGGTGAGATACGACGCGCCGGCGGCAATGACGAGACCGCCTGCCTCTTCACCAGTATCCATCGAGCGATCGATGAGGCGTCCCGCGGAGCCATGTCCGCGTATCGCCTTCATTACCGGGTCGAGCTTTGTGAGGCTGTCGAGGAACTTCGGCTTTTTGAGAAATCCCATGCGGCCCGAATATCTTTCGAGCGAGCGACGGAATCAATGTCAGGTCAGCGCATATTTCGGCTTTGGCTTCGGGTTGTACTTGCCGCCGCTCACGAAGTCGCGCGCGGTGGCGCGAGCGTAGTGCTCGGGGCCAATCTCAGCGAGCTTGCGCTGCAACTCTGGTATGAGTCGCATCGACTCAGCCGGCGATGGCGAGCCAGACCCATTCCCAGAACGCAGTCGAGACATAGAACCCCGCGGCGAACACGATAGCGATCATGATCATCAGCGCGACCACGGCGACTTGCTTCACGTGACAGCGTACCTCGGTCGATTGGCCTTCTGCTCCTGCCGCACGAGGCCAGGGAACAGCTCGTAGCACGCCCAGATCATAGCATCGGCCCGGTTGGGGCTCCCCTCGCCCATGTAGCCGGTGGTGCTGAACGACAGCAGCTCCTGTTCGAGCTCGCGGAACTCGCCCACGAATCGCACCTTGCCCGACTCGCAGAGGGCCGAGATCGGCTCCGCGCGCACGACCTTCCCGCGTGAGGCCGTCACCGCCTTGAATGGCGTTCGTGGACGTGCGGTCTGAATCGTATGCCCCACCATCGCGCCGCCGAAGTTGACCTCGCCCACCACGATATCGGCGGCGTGTCGATCGAATGCGCTCGTCGCGATCTTGCCCCAGGTGAGCGGGCCCGCCTTCACGGAGCAATCCTCCAAGACGTAGCCGACGCCATCGCGTCCGAGCGCAGCCACCACGATGCCGATCTCGTCGTTCGCCTGGTTGTCCTCGTCGTCCGATCCTGACGGATCAACCCCCACCACGATGCGCTGCAGGTCCGGCAGGCTCGCATCGAGCACGCGCCAGCGCTCGAGCGTCGCCTCCGTCCAGAGCGCATTTGGATTGGCCTCGGCGAACTCCCCATGCAGGAAGCGCTTGCGCATCCGCTCGGGCATCGACTGCAGGGTGGCGAGGTACTCCGGCGCAAGGTTCGCGGTGTTGTCCGCCGGATTCATCTGCATGCATGCGTAGTTGGCAGGGTGCGCAATCTCCATGCGCGTCGTCGGGTCCAGCTTCGCGATGAAGATCAGGTACGTCCAATGGTTCTTCGGCGGCGGGTTGCAGTCGTAGTACATCCGCGGCTTCAGCGGCTCCGGCGGTAGCCCTTCGACGTTCTGCATCACCTGTTGCGCGAGCCGGGTCAGGGCGATGTCACGCGAGGACATGGCGATCTGGCTGCACTCGTTCAGGTAGATCGTCACGTACTCCTGGCCGAGTACCTTCTCCGTACGCTCCTTGTCGTCGAGACCGGCGAACCAGATGGTCGCGCCGTTATCGAACGATACGAACCAGTCGGTCTTGTCGAGGTGCCACTTCACCTCGGGGAAGCACACCTCCATCACCTTCGGGAAGGTGTCGTAGATGATCGAGGCTTTCAGGTGGTTGAAGCGGAAGCGCAGGATGGCGTGGCGCGACTTCGGAGCCTTGAGTGCGCGCATGACGACGGCGCGCACCAGCAGGAACGTCTTTCCGGAACGCGAGCCGCCATACAGCAGGATATGCGTGGCAAGCCCAGCAAGAAGCGCTTGGGCTGCGAGCTGCCGATCGGTGAACTTCATGCCAGCCGCGGCCGGTAGGTGTTACGCCGGAGGCGACCCGTACCCGCTGGCTCTGTGCGGTTTTGCAATGTCGAGGCACTCACACAGTTATCCTCGTCCGCGCTACCCCGCATCAGCGGCCCTCGCGGCTAGGGTGCCGATATCTAGAGCCGATCGTCGTGTGGCGACGCCTGCACGAGCGCAAGGTCTTTGCCGTCCTTCCCGGTCAGCTCGGTTCGCGCAAGCTTCGGGATGTGGTACTCGCATAGGTCGCTGAAGCACTTGAAGGCGGCGAGCGGCCCATCGTTCTTCTCGATCGCATCCAGCCACCGCTGCAGGCGGGCGGAGTTGCCGTCTACGAAACGGGCTATAGCCTCCCTAGCGTTGGCTGTCGCCTTGTTTGGCGAGCCCTTCGGCCTGCCTGCTCCCGGACGTTTCCCGCCCTTGCCCATTGATCTTCCCCGATTGTTTATCCGCTCTTCGCACGAACTCGGTTGACCGCGCGCCGTACATGAGACTGCGCATCTTCCACGGGTGTGTTGGTTTCATGTCCGAGTTCGCGAAGGATGATGTCGGTGATGCGAGCGAGCAGAAGATTGCCGCCGTCGCCCTGCAGGCGATCGACAGCCTCCTGGTTGCCGTCGGTCGAGCTCAGGAAGATGCGCAGGCGCGTCAGCTCTCCCGCCATGCCGCGGGTGATGCGACTGCGGATGAGCTCGACGTTCTTCACTTCAGTGTGATTTCGACCGTGTTCATCGTGGCGGATCCAGGTGTTGCGGCCTTGACGACGCCGCTTGCCTGATTCGACGTTGGGCCACAGTTGCCCGCTAGGTTGCAGACCTTCACGCGCGCATACACGGTATCGCCCACAGATGCAGCGAACTGTGAGGTCGACGTGGTACCTGGAGCCGCTTCAGACGTTGGCGGCCCACTGACATCGACATCGGTAGCCCACGGCGTGAGAGACAACCAGACTTGCACCTTTGCGAGCGAATTCGGGCCCGTCGCAGGGATTGTGGTGCCATCTGTGTTCACGGTCGGCATCGTGTACTTCAACACGACGCTCGCGGTGGCAGTCTGCGCATACGCGCAGCGAACCGCAATGAAGTCGAGCGCAATGAGCGCGAGCGCAATGACCAGAAGCGAGTAAACGCGAGACATGTGAACTCCGGAGTGATCCACGCTCGGGAATTCTCGCGCGATCTACTTCGGTTCGCTTGACTGTGAGTTGACATTCGCTGAACGAATATCAACTTTGATCTTCGCCTCTATCTCGCGGCGCTTCTTCGCGATGATGTTCGCCGCGTATCCATAGGCGATGCCCGCCTCCGCGGCGAGTTCTTTCGTGCGTCGGCGCTCGATGCGCGGAACTCGAGACGCGCGACGCTCGGCTTCGGCGCTCAGCAATGCGTCGGCTTCACTCGTCAGTTTCATGTCAGGTCAATCTCCCGCAGTTGATATCGACCATTCGCGCGCTTGGTCCAGCCGTGCACGCTGATGTGCCAGCCCACTCTGCGCACAATCGAAAGCTTCTCGTGCTCGGTGATCTTCGCGACACGTGCAGCCACATTGCTCCCGCTCGTTGCCTGGACCGCGAGCACGTGATCGTCCTTCAGCGCAATGATGTCGATAAAGCCTGCGAAGTCCTTGCGGATGTTCGCGCCAGGTATCCAGCGCTCGACGACTTCCGCGTGGTATCCGCGTTCGCGTAGCAATTTGAGACTTCGCGCGGTCGGGCTCATCCGGTCTTCCCGTACCAAAAGCGCATGCGTTCCTCGATCCATGAGCGCTCACCAATGGGCTCACCGCCTGGCTCTTTGCCGATCTCAAGTGAATCGGTTTTGAGCCAGACGAGCTTCGCGCCGAATCTCTCGCGGAGTTGGTCAGCGACCGAGGTGAACTCGGGCCCCATGGCCTTTCTGATTTCTTCAGCCGTCATGTGCCGGCCTGTCCGGTTTGCATGTCCAAACCCGGTCCGTCAGAAAAACCCTTCGGGTTTTTTTCGGACACGGTGTCCGGCAGTACGGATTCGGACTTTTTGGACATTTTGGACATCACCTCATCCGGCAATCTGTACCCACCAAAGGCACACGCGGTGAGGTACCACGTCGCCACGGCGGCACAGGTCTCCTGTGCGGTCTGTCGTTTCATGCCAAGCTCACGCGCGATACGCCGAAGCTCTGGCGGGCCCCATATCAGCGGCTTCTCACTCTTGGCTTGGAGATCCCTTAGCGCGCCGAGCAATTCGCGCTGGCGCAACCCCCGTGGCGCGTAGCCACGGGTTTCGGTTGCGACGGTCGAGCTGTCCACAGGGGTCAAGGCAAGAGAAGTTACCGGCCGCTCGTCGTCGTCGATCTCACACAAATCGACCACATCCGCGCGGTAGGCCAGCGGGGGGAGATCGCCGCTGTCCTTGAATCGCTCCCGGCTCACGGTAATGGCCCGTTCGCCAGGAGCACGAGCAATCACATAGGCCGCGTCCGTATCCGCTTCCAATGCGGAAGCGCCACGGGCCCGGCCCTTCTCGATGTGCCCGGTGTGATGCACCAGAAGCACAGTTGCGCCGTACCGGCGCTTCAAGTGAACGTCGAGGTTGCCAATGAAGGCTTTCGCCTCGCTGTTCGAATTCTCATCCATTCCGCCCGAATTCTTCGAGAGCGTGTCGATGATGATGAGAACGGGTGGCGCTTCCAGCGCATCGATATCCGCACACAGCGCGGCGATCGATTCCAAGCTGTTGAAGTCCACGCGTTGCTCGAGCGCGTAGACCGGCAGATTCTGCGGCTTGATGTTCGGCGCGTGTTTCATGAGCCACGCGCGAAAGCGCCGATCGATCCCACGACCCTCGGCGGAGATAATCACGACCGGATTGCCTTCGATCGCGATCGACATCGCCCAGTGGATGGCGACGAAGGACTTGTAGGTCCCGCGGGGGCCGAGCAGGATTCCAACCACGCCTTGCTCTATTACGTCGCGAATCAACCATTGCGGCCGCGTCGGCTCTGCGATGATCTCCGCGAGACGCTTCAGGCGCAGAGCTGGTTTTGCATCGTCGAGCCAATCGGAAACGTCTCGATTGTCTTTCAGCGCATCCGCAAGGTCCCAGGCGTCCGGAAGGTCTTTGGCCTTGTCGGCTGGATCTACGGTGCGAATGCTGGCGGCGAGATCCTTCACATGCTCGCGCACCCACGCCATTGCCTTGCGGCCAGGCTGATCACAATCTGGAATCAGCGTGAGCGCGCGCCCTTTGATGGGCATCCAGTCGGCTTGGCCGACCGATTGAGCTCCACCCGGCCAGGTAGTCGAGATGTATTCGGGAAAGAGCCGCTGCGCGGCATGCGCTGTCTTCTCACCCTCGACGACGATGACCGGCTTGTCGGGCTCGGCCGCGAGGCGATCGAGCTGAAAGAGCGGCCGCGGATTTGGATGGTGTTGCCATTTCCACCCTTCCGGCGTCTTCACGATCGGGCGAATATCCTTGCGTCCGCCGGGCTGCTGCCAACGGCAGACGCGCATGATCACTTGGCCATACGCGTCGCGGTAATCCCAATGCTGGTGATATTCGCCGAGCTGGAAGTGTTCTTCGGGAATGCCTTCGGTCTTGCGCGAGAGTTGCGCACCATTGGCTTCGAGTGCCTGCGCGATATCGCGATAGCTGCATCCGGCATAGCAAACGAGCGCGAGCCCATCTTTGCCGTCAGCCAGAAAGAGCGACGGATTGCGATCATCGTGCGCCGGGCAGCATGCTTTCCAACCCGTGGGCGTCTTCTGCGGCTTCTTAAGTAACGCCGCGCAACGCTCCGCCCCCCAAGGTTGTGACATGACGGCCACCATCAGCCGAAGAGGCGCGTGAGAACATTGAGCAGCCACAGCGGCGCGCCGTGGTGATACGCAAAGCGAACGATGCGCGAATAGCGCGTGTCCGCGTCGAGACTGGCGTCGGTTGTCCAGTCTCTCAAGCACGTAATCCTTTTTCGCGCTCCAGGCGCTGTATCTGCTCGCGCATTTCGGAGAATGCTGCGGCCCTGCTCTCCCTGCACGCGGCATCACACAGCTCACGCCATGCGGCTTGGATCAGCGCTTCGAGGGCATCGTCGCGGGCGCTCATGATTGCCCTCGCTTCGCGAGGAGCGCTTCAAGCTCGATCTCGTTGAACAAATCGCACGGCGCGCGGGAGCCACGATCACGGCCACGCTCGCGTAGGAGCGTAGTTTGCTGATATGAGGGATTTGGCTTATGACAGGCGTCAGGGCCAAAAAAAAGCGGAGGGGTCGCACTTCCCTCCGCAAACGGGGGGTCTACAGGAGCAGCGCCGTTGCCGTCGGCGCTGCAATTCGGTTGAGATTCGGCTGTCATGTGCGAAGACCCCGTCAGCTTCAAAAATTCGAACAGCTTTCAAGCTGCTTCTTTTTGGCAGAATTAGCGGCAGTCCTGCCAACTAAAGTTAACTTGTATCGAAAGTGAGATATTCGGCGCGCTCGGCGCAGTAATACCTTCTTGCGTTGAGCAAAACTTGACTGGAATCCGATACATGCGCGTCCGAAACTGGCGCAGTTCAGGGGTTCCCTTGATATCGATACAGGATTAACCTGCACTAATTGGGAGCGTTCACTAGCGTGTGAGCGATGAGGACTCTCCGCCCCGACCACAAGATGGGTCAGCAGAACATCCGCACCAGCGGAGAGGGGATTTAGTTCAAATGGCCACACGGACTCGTTCGCTTCCTCGATACTCCCGGAAAACCAAAAACAATCAGGCGCTCTTGCGCCTCGCGAAATCCGAGCACTTCAGCCTATGCAACTCATCGAGCTTCAGAGCCGCATCGCCCCGCGGGGCCGAGGAGCGCCCCTGCTCGATGTCGCTGATGGCCGATGGCGAGAGCCCGCAGAGCGAGCCAATCTCAGCCAAGGTCATTCCGATCGGCTCCTTTCGGAGGTCAGAGATGCGTGATGCCCATGTAGTCATGGGCCCTACCTTACGAAAACCCGTAATTCACTGTCAACGACAACCCGTTACGGAGTTCCGTGAAAATGGTGGTATGCCACGACCGCCAGGACTCCCGCGCTTCTCGACTCTCGGACCTCGCATCCGATGGTGGCGCGAACACCGCGGCCGCGACCGCCGCGAATTCGCGCGTGCGGTCGGCATTCCTTACAGCACGCTCGCGGACCTTGAGAATGATCGCGCGAAGTCAACCAAAAAACTTCGCCAAATCGCCGAGGAGCTGCGCCTGCGTCTCGATTATCTTGAGACGGATGAGGGCGAGCCCGAGGTCACTGCCTCCCCTGCCGCCTCAGAATGGCCTCTGCCGGGCGTTCCGCGTGAACGCCTAGAAAGGCTCACGCGCATCGAGCGCGAACTTCTAGCATTCAAGCTCCGCGACATCCTCGACGATATCGAAGCCGATCGCCCGGCCACCCGTAAAACGGGCTGATTTCACACTCCCGTAAATTTGTTACGGATACCCGTTGACGCCGATTACGGGATTTCGTAATCTGCTCTCCACGGTCAGCACTGACCGAACGGGAGGGCGAGATGGCGAGCAACGACGGCATCCAGGGCAGCGGGCTCACAAGGCAGAGCAACAGCATCCGCACGGCAGACACTCGAATCATTCCAGTGAAGCGAGCGAACAAGGTTCAGACCGTCCAGAAACTGGAAAGCGGCGACCTGCAGGTAACGCTCTGCTCCGGCGATGTCTACACGATCGCGAAGGACGACGAGCTGTTTCAGGCCTTCGTGGTCTGGACCATGCTCAACAGCGAGTGCACGGAATGAGCGCGCTCAACAGCCAAGAAATGAAAATAGCCACGGGCTACCAGATGGCGTACGCGCAGTGGTGTGCGCTGCTCTACGGTCAACGTCCCGCGTCGGTGAGTCCTGCCGCTTATCGCTTCTTCGGCCAGTGGGCCGAGATGCAAGGCCAGCTCGATAACCCGCGTCCGTGGTTGGCGCCGCAGTGTTGCCCCGCATGCGGCGGCGGTCATCCGGTGGGCTGCTGCGCGCAGGACGGGAGCGGCGGATGAGCATCACACGTGTAGAAGACCGGTTGCGCGAAGCGCTCGAAGACGCTGCAGATATGCTGCATGAATGCGCCCTCGAATGCGCGCATTGCAACTACGGCAACGGCGCGACGGGCAAATCGTCGGACGGCGGTATCTGCGAGGAATGCGCGCCAATTCGCGAGGCCGAGCGCCGGGCGCGAGAGTCACTGTCGGATGAGGAGATGAGCCATGGATGAGTTCGACTCCCTATTGCGAGCCCACGAAGACGCGATGCTGCTTGTGAGCACTCATCGCGATCTCAATGCGCCCGAGTACATCATGGACCGCGAACGCGCGATGGCCACGCGCACTGCCCTGCGCGACTGGGTGAGCAATGTATACGCCGGAGGCGCGCCGTGACACGCCGAGATCGCACATCTCACGCGGTCGCTCGCGTGAAGACTTGGGTCGACATTCACGAGGCCGCGGCCATCGTCTACGACAGTTACGGCCGCCCAATCGATGAGCTCGAAGAGCAGCGCGCCGCAGAGGCCCGCGAAGATCAACGCCGCGATGACGACTATCGCGAGGAGAACGACGAGTGAACACGAAGATTTGCCCGTTCCCGCTGAAAGACGTCATGGGCTGGCGCGACGAGAACCGTCGCCAAGCCGAGATCAATCGCATCAACGAGCGGATCGCCGCGAAAGAGCGCGAGATTGCGAAACTCGGCCACGACATTTGGCTGCTGCGGCTGGAGAAAGAAGGATTGTCCCATGGGTAATCTGACCGACGAGGACTTCAACGCGATGGGCGTTCGAATGACCGCCGATGTCGTGCGCGAGCAGCAGAAAGAGATTCGCCGGTTGGAGCGGATCGAACACGCGGCAATGCGCGTCGCGATTGCGCGTGAGCCTGATGGTGTCGTCCGGAATCACGGCTGCCTCGATGCGCTGGTGCGAGCGCTGGTCGATATGCCGGTCGATATGCCGGAGGAAGGCTGACATGCAGTCTGACGAGAAGCGCCTCGGTCGGATGCGCAAAGCCTTCGAGACGTGGGTTCGCCGCTCGTGGCACGAGAGTTGGCGCAAGGGCCTCAAGCGCAACGAGCACGGAACCTACCAGATGCTCGACCTGCAGCAAGCGTGGTTTGCCTTTCAGGCTGGCTGGCGGAGGGCGAGACGATGACTACCGAAGAGCGCCTACGCGGCCACGGCCAGCCGTTCATGTTCGTCTTTCCGACCGGCGCAAAGTGGTCGAGCGAGATGTCTCGCGAAGAGCTGCTGCACGTGATCGAGTACCTGCAAGGTTCGGTCGAGTTCTACAAGCGCGAGGCAAAGAACGCTCTCGCATTGGCGGCCCTATGACAGACGCTCGGACCAATGATCGGCGGGTCACTCCCGTGAAATACGCCGACGAGGCCGCATTCCCTCGACCTGAGTTCGTCGGGCCTTCGCTCGTATTGCCAACGCAATGGGGCCTCACCAAGCGCGAGCTGTTCGCGGCGATGGCGATGCAAGGACTCTGCGCTGAAGGCGATACGTTCAACGCCAAGAAGGCCTTGGAATGTGCCGACGCTCTGCTTGCCGCACTTGGAGCCAGCAATGGCCGATGAACAGCGCCTAACCGCGATGAGCGTCATTGCGACGATGCGCGAGCGCTTCACCTCAGCCAACGAGGTGCCCGTCGAGCGCGCGCATATCACTCGCAAGGAATGGGCCGCGCTGCTGAAGGATGTGCGCGACTTCGATGAGTTGGGCTTTCACGGCAGCGGTCACCATGGCGGCTGTCATAGCTGCGCTGTTGCGCGCGCCATCATCGACGCGCTCACCGCACTTGAGCAGAACCATGGGTGATCTCGAAGTCCTCGGCTGGATCACCGTCGGGCTCTTCATGCTCGTGACCGTGATCACCTCCATCTGCGTCCACGAGGAGCGCAAAGAGCGCCGACGCCTGAACCGCTACCGGCCGACTCACGACAACCGATATCCGCACAGAGACGAGTGGCGGGCATTCATGAGGGATTGCAAATGAGCATGTTGAAGAAGGCAACCAACAAGATGGCCTACGCGAAGGTTGGCATCTACGGCGGCCAAGGCGCCGGCAAGTCCCGCACTGCTGCGGAGATCGCGATCGGACTTTACAAGCACGCGAAGTGCGACAAGCCCGTTGCCATGTTCGATACAGAGCCGGGTGCCTCGTTCCTGATTCCGCTGTTTGAAAAGGCCGGCATCGAGTTCATGGTGTACGACGAGAGTCGCGCATTCACCGATCTGATGAAGTGGATGTATGAAGCCCGCGAGGCCTGCAGCGTGCTCATCATCGATTCCATCACGCACATCTGGCGCGATCTGCAGAAGTCATATCTGGCGCGCATCAATGATCACCGACGTCAGAAGGCCGAGAATGCGGGTTGGACGTTCAGGCCGCTGACCAGCCTCGAGTTCCAGCACTGGGGGCCAATCAAGCAGGAGTGGGAAGAGTTCACTGATGCTTTCCTATCGTCCAAGGTTCACACAATCGTATGCGGCCGTGCCGGCAGTGTGTACGAGTACCAGGAGAACGAGGACAAGGGCGGCAAGAAGGAACTCATCACCGTCGGAACCAAGATGGCGACGGAAAAAGAGATGGGTCACGAGCCGTCTCTGCTCATCGAAATGGAACGCCGCTACGACGACGGCAAGATCGTAAACACGGCCGTCATCGAGAAGGATCGAGCGGACAAGCTCAACGGTCGAGAGATTGCGTTCCCGACGTTCGAAAAGCTACGCGCGCACTTCGATTGTCTCGCCCTTGGCGGAGAGCACTTCGGCTCGTTGAGCGGTCGTGATTCGCGCGAACGTTTCTCAGACGCCGCCGAGGACTCGTTCGCAGGCGAGATGCGCCGGAAGGAAGTGGCGCTCGACGAGATCAAGGAAGAAATTCTCAGCCACCTTGGACACGGTATGGACGCCGGCACCAAGGCCGCCAAGTCCGCACTGCTGGAGAAGATCGCGGGCACGCGCTCCTGGGCAAAGCTCGAATCGATGAAGCTCAGTGACGTTCAGCGCATCCGGAACGATCTGTGGGTGGAAACGCGCGGGCACAGATACGGGGAGCAGCCGGCACCTGCGGTGCCCACTGAAGACGCGCAGCCTGCCGAACAGCAGAAGACCGAGGCTGCCGCGTGAAAGGTTCCCGCGGCCCGGCCGGCAAACTCAAGCCAGAGGACGTGCGCGAGATCCGCGCCGTTGCAACTGCGAACCGCGGTACGCGTAGGCCATGGCGAAAGCAGATGGCTCGCGCCAAAGGCATTAGCCCTCTGTACATCAGCGACGTCGCATCTGGCCGGGCCTATGGGTGGGTGAAATGACAGACGTCCGCGCCATCGCTGGTCAACTCATGAGCTATCGCACGCTCGCTGATGGCTCACTTCGAATAACGGTCGATCTGCCGGAGACCGAGACGCAACATTTTCATGGGCTCTTTCCGGCAGTCCACTGCGAGGTCGCCGTCGCGCCGATGCGTCCGGTGCAAATGGCGGCCTCGCAGACCAAGGGACTCTGGGGCGAGCAAGCGCGCGAGCTGCGACTCTCCGCGTTCTTCGGCTACCGCGATGTATGGGAAGCGGTCGGCAGCGACGAGCAATTTCTTGCATGGGTGCGCACGCAGAAGTGCGTTGCGCGCTCGGGGAGGCCCTGTGATGGTCCTATTCAGGCCGCGCATGTATGGCGCCTCAAAGACGACTTCGGAAAGGGAATCAAAGGTCCCTATGCGGCCGTGCCGCTGTGCGCGTTCCACCACCGCCTGCACCACCAAGAGACCGAGGACGCAATCGGCGGCCGGCCGTATCTCGAGGAAAAGCGCTACGCGACGGTAGTCGCATGGTGCTGGGCCACGATGAAGAAGGATATGAACGTCGAGAGCATGGCGGACGCTGCGCCCGCTCTCGTGCTCGCGTGGTGCCAGAAGCGCGACGTTGCGAAGTACCTGCCCGCCTCCTACCGGGAGGCTGCTTGAACACCGAACACAATAGGGTCTCTTGGGGGAGTTGCTGCCCCTGGCAAAGTCATACCGAGCGCAAGGTCCGCAAGCCTGAAGCGCTCTCTGTAGCCGGCTCGCGGGGGACGCCCCAGATCACCGGAGTGGCTTGCGGTGCCGAGACCCGCCACCGCGAAGGGCCGAACCACGCGTCGTATCCGGTAATGCCGGCGACGCGTGGGGAGGCCTGTCTGTCCGAAGCACAACGGACCCTACAACAGTCGGAGAACACATGACGATCGAGCACGTTCAGCAACTCGCTGATGCAGTCGGCGGCAAGATTGAATCCGCGGGTGTGGCGCCAGATGGCTCTGGCTTCGCCACGATGTCGATGCCGCTCCCGAAGGACCACTGGATTTACGCGAAGACTGCTGCTGGCTGGAGCTTGCCGCCCCCGATGCCGTTCCGGATGAGCGCGCTCGACCCGATGCGGCACGAGTGGTCCGAGAAGGTTCGCGAGGCGGCGAAGTATGCCATCCGCGGCGCGACGATGGGCGGCACGGCGATGGACTTCGATCCTGATGCGCTCGTGCAGAACCTGATCGTTGGCATGTTCGGCTACCACACTGAAGACGGGCTCACGAGCGACGAGTGGGCCAATCCTGATCCTGTGCCGCCGCTCTTTCGCTGACCGCAACATCCCATGACCAACGGCAAGCGTGCATATCAATTCGACTGGGCTCGTGGAACCGCCGGCATCGCGTTCTGGCTGATGGAGACGGCCTATTTCGGCTGGAACGCTACCCCGAAATCAGACGCGGAACTCATATGCGACGGAATCTCACTCCTGATATGGGCGCTTGCTTGGCAGAGGATTTCATGAGCACCGATGATGTTTCGGTGATGTACCGGGTTCATCCATGGAAGTCGGAGATCAAGGCTGTCGACGTCGTGACGCGCACGAATTGCTTCGTGACGTATCGAGAAGATGAATGGCCCGGCAGGCCGCTGCGCAAGGTGCGCATTGAGGGCGAGTTCTTCGATACCTGGGAAGCCGCGCATGCTGCTCTCACGGAGCGCGTGTCAAAGGCTATCGAGCGCGCCAAACAGGCATTACAGGTGCATCGCTCGGAACTGGGCAAGATCGAGAGCATGAGAAAGCCTGCATGACCACTGAAATGCAGTTCCAGAATCCGGATGCGCCGAATTACGACTGGCAGAAGGATCGCGAGTGGTTCAATCAACGGCTCGCCAAAGCGCGAATCCACAACAGTGAATTGGAACAGGAAGTGGCGCGTCTGCGCATCGACGCCAAGCGCTACCGCTGGCTCCGCGATCACATCGCTCTGACGATCTGCGCTCGCATCGACAAGACCATCACGCATGGCACGCCCGAGAAGATGGACGAGCTGATCGATTCACGGAGGGCGAGGTAGTGTCTGTAGAAACTGAAGTCGCGCGATGGGTTGATCGAAGCGACCGCGAATGGCCTGTAACCGTGGTGTCAGCGCGAGACTATGACGCGCTGGCGACGCAATTGAAGGACACGCAGGCCGTTCTCGCCGCGTGCAATAAGGTGCTGCAAGAGGAGCGCGCGCGAGCTGGGTCGGCTCATCCGTCCTCAAATGAGCCTACCGTGGACGAGGTGTATCGCGTGGTTCGCGAACGCTTCGGCGGGACCATGCCCGCCTATACCACACTGGCTCGTGCGCTCTACACGTTCGTCTTCATGCCGCCCTCACCTGCCGAGACGCCAGTAGTTCATATGGGACTCGACGGCGAAACACCGCACGAAGGCAAGCGAGCCGACTGCGCGCGATGCTCGCAGCCAGCCCCTACCACCGGCGCCGACACGCTACTCCAGCGACTTCGCGCATACCGCGGGCGTGAGTGGGAAACGACGGAGTGCTTCAACGGGATACGAGAAGAAGCGGCTGCGGAGATCGAGCGCCTGCGAAGCGCTGAGAAAACAGTTGCAGAGCCAGTGCTGCCCTTCACGCACTGGAGTAAGGACCCGCTAATTCCGTACGCTGGATGCGAGTGTCGCTCGTGCGTGGATGCGCGCAAGGCCTCGGGCGGCTGCATCCACTGCGGTGACGATGAGCACTGAATAAGGGTCATGAAGTCATGAACAGATATCCGAGTGAAAGCGTCGAGCGGATGGACCAGCAATGGGCCGAGACCGAGGAGGAGCGAAACGATCGACTACGTCGAAAGCGCCAGATGCGTACGCATGAAGTCACCCGTGACTCTGACGGGACGCAGTTCGTGCCCACGGAAGACGGCTACGTGCAGATCGATCCGCTGTGAGTGAGGGATGACGTCGTGACCGATCTGGCAGGTAAGGACTACTTCACCATTCCCGAGGCGGCGCACTACTGCTGCGTCTCGGTCTCGCAGTTCCGCGAGAAGGTGAAGCAGGCCGGCCTGGAACCTGGCCGACTCTGGGGTAAAGTTGTCTATCGACGGGTGGATCTGGCTCGGCTGGTCGAACAAGAACTCCAATGGCCACAATCTACTGGCGAGGCAAGCGGGCATATCTCAATTGGTCAGCCGACGGTGTCCAGCACCGCAAGTCCCTTGGACCGGTTTCGCCGCACGTCGCCGAAAACAAGAGGCTCGCGAAAGAACTCGAACTCCGAACCGGCGTCCAGCTCTTCAAGCCGTCCGAACTCTTCGGAGTCACCGCGGTTCGATACCTCGACTGGCATCGATTCCAGTATCCCGACTCACATGCCCGCGTCCGATTCATCGTCGAGCACCGCCTTACCAAGTTCCACGATCGTCCCTTGGCCGCACTCGAGCAGGGAGAGATCGAGAAATGGGTAGTCGCCCGCGCATCAGAGGTAAAGGCGCAGACCGTCGAGAAAGAACTGCGCACGCTCAAAGCGCTATTGAACAAGGCGGTCGAGTGGAGGAAGGAAACCGGGCTGGAAGAGAACCCGGCAGAGAACGTCGCGCCACCGCAGAACGTCGAAAGCGAGCCGATTCACTGGTATCGGCCGCCCGAGCTCAAACGGCTCTACAAGAAGGACCGCATGCATGCAGCCTGCTGGCAGTTCCTGGCGAACACGGGGCTGCGCCGGCGCGAGGCCATGCATCTGCGGTGGGACGATATTCGGGACGGGTCGGTGTGGGTCTCAAGCCGGCCTGGTGCACGGACGAAATCGGCGAAGTGGCGGCAGATTCCCCTCTCCCCCGGCGCGGCAACTGCGCTCGCGAAGCTGAGGCGTGGAAACAAGAGCATCTACGTTCTGCCGAGGATGGCAAAAGAGAGCTGGTCGAGAGCCTTCGCCAAAGCCACGGAGAGAGCCAGTCTTGGCGGGTCGCTCCACTCGCTGCGGCACACCTTCGCCGCCAATCTTGTAGTCCAGGGCGTGAACCTGCGCGTCGTGCAGAAGCTGATGGGCCACGCGACCATCAAGACGACGGAACAGTATGCCCACGTAGCGGGCACGACCCTCGAAAGTGCGGTCGAGGGTCTGAAGCTCTAGCCAGTGTGCTAACTGTGCTAAATCCGCAGCGCACAGTGGCGCACAGTGGCGACCATCCCATCGTTTGCCAGCAGATCGCCGCTCTCGCGGCGTCTGATGGCGTCCCCAAGGGGATTCGAACCCCTGTTACCGCCGTGAAAGGGCGATGGAGAACCCGCCAAGATCAATCGACTAGCTGCCCATGTGTGCTATCAAAGTGCTACTGGATTGTAGTTCATACAGTCCCCGGCGAGCGTAGCCCCTGTCTTCACATCCGAGATTTCCTGCATAGTCTAGCGGACCGTGAACGAAAACATGGTCTGCACGGTCGGCAGCATTCGCGAAGGACTGCCTGATGGGCCCGGCACCGAAGGACATTACCGGGCTGCGCTTCCATCGGCTCATCGCCTTGGAACTCGTCGAGGTGCGCAAGGGCAAGCGCGATCGAGTCAGACTTTGGCGCTGCCGCTGCGACTGCGGGAACGAGCCCACCGTCACGCAGCGAAACCTGACCGCCGGGGACACGAAGTCTTGCGGCTGCATCATCGGCAAACACAAGCGCACGCATGGTGGAACAGGCACCACTGAGTTCCGCATCTGGGACAGCATGCGTCGCCGCTGTAGCGACCCTAAGCACCCTTCCTACCCAGATTACGGCGGACGCGGCATCCGCGTATGCGAGTCCTGGCAGGACTTCGCTACCTTCCGTCAGGACATGGGGTTGCGGCCATCGCCAAATCACTCGATCGACCGAATCGACAACGACGGTCCGTATGCGCCCGACAACTGCCGGTGGGCCACGATGGTGGACCAGAGCAACAACCGCCGAAGCAGTCGGATACTCACGGTCAACGGCGAAACGCTGACCATGGCGCAATGGGAGCGCCGCACTGGGCTCAAGCCTGGAACCGTGTTCAAGCGCCTAGCGCAGGGCTGGCCGCCTGAACAGGCCGTAACGCAAGCGCCTCGGAAGTATCGAGGTCAGTCAGCATGAGTGCGCGTGTACCGGCGTGGCGTGGAGCGCCAGGCGCGAGGTCTACGAGCGGAAGCTTCGCGAACAGCTCGGCGAGCCGGAAGCAGACGACGAGCCGAACGGGAACAAAGCATGAGCATGTCAGTGCAGCTCACGCCGCAGGAATTGCAACTCATCTCCGATGCGCTTTCCAGCCATCGCGCTTGGTTGACACGGACGTTGGAGAAATCCTTTGTACATCACCTGAAGAATCGGATTGGTGCCGCTACTACCCGACATGGGATGAGGCGCATTCCTGGCTTTTGACGAAAGCTGAGCGTGTATTAGCAGGCGCGCGCCTGTCACTCGATCGAGCAGAAAGCAAACTCGGAAAGCTGCGCCGCATGCGTGCGCCATCACCGTCTACATCCACACCGAGTCAGACATGAACGGCAAAAGCCAAAAGCGTCAAGAAAAGAAGGCACGAATGGCGGCCATGTACCGGGAATTCTTCGCTGACCCGAAGATGCAGGAGAAGATCCGCGAGCTAAAACTCGAATGGTGCGTCAACGTGAATCCGCGATTGGTGCGAGACACGGTGCTGGGCTCATCGGGTAGTGCGGAAGGACAGCATGCCAAGTAAACGCGAAATAGAGCTTGAGGCCATCGTCCGCAAGCTGATGCCTGCCTTGCGTGACATTGCGTGGTGCCATCTCGTGTGGAACGACCACAATTTCACGCAAGCCGATCTGTTACGGCATGCGAAAGATGCCGGCGAAGCGCTCGGCTTCAAGAGGATCGACGGTGTCGATTCGTTCAATGAGTTCTGGGGCCACGTCGAGCAGCTCCTCGGCTCACCGATCAATGGAGAAGCGAAGCCATGAAAGAACCGTGGGCCAATCTCGAAAAGCAGCGCGGCGTGTTGCTCGACCGTCTCCATGAGCTGACCGGCTGTGGCGATGTAGTGAAACTCGCTCACGTACGCGATGCTATCGATCACCTGATCATGGAGCGCTTGGAATATTCCGGCAAACCGACCATCACCGAGTCTTTCGTGCTCAAGGCAATCGAAGAGCTGCGAACGGTCGAACTCGAAATCGGCGTGCCGTCGAAGGCGCTGCAACTGCTCGGGTGCTCACAAATCAGCGCAGGAGATGATCGTGCCAAAGGTTGACATCAGCACGCCAGAAGGCCGGGCCGCTCACGACCTAGACTTGGGTCGGCGTCGCCCCTATCACGGCAAGCAGCCGAAAGATTGGGCTGAGGCAGCAGCACTCGCTATCTGCGCGAACCTTTGCGATCGAGGCGGCATAAAGCACGCGATGCGTGATCTAGTCGAAGATGATGAAAGCCGAGAGATCTCAGCTGAGATCGTCGAATCATTCGCGGAAATCATCCGCTATGCCGCGGCACATCCAACCGTGTCACGTGAGCATCCCGAGGACGAAGCTGGAAAGGCGGTAGGCGATGCATAGCCGAAACCAACTGCTGCCAGTCAGCCGACGAGATCGGTCGGCCACTATGGAGGGGATTGCAGTCCTCCCGTTCTCGGCATGCTCATGTGACCCCACGTCCGAGGAGCCGCGCTGATGGGCATGTTCGATGATGTGACCGAGGTACCGCAGCAGAAGTGCCAAGGATGCGGAACCGATCTGGCTGGCTGGCAGAGCAAGGACGGTCCGTGCCAACTAGAGCAGATACCGTTCTGGCGCGTGAGCGAGTTCTATACGAGTTGCCACAAATGCGGGATGTGGCATCAATTCGATCTTCGTGTAGAGCCGACGCCGCGGCCGCTATCTGACTACGTCCTTTCGATCCGAGCAAAGGATGCTCCGTGGGAAGACCTGCGATCCGCTGAACCACAGACACCATCTCACGAGGACCAGCAATGAAGATTGCTATCACGCTAGACGTACCCGACCCGGCGCGGCTCTACATCGCGCAGCTCGTCGAGGACGCGGAGACGATCAACAAGGGGCTGGCCACGCGGGAGGCCTGCATCGCATACATTCAGGCGCACCTTGCTCGTCTCGCGTCTGACGGCAGCGTCCTGCCCACCGGCAAGCTCACTCTTGAGGAAGAGGATGACGCCAAAGAGGCCGTGACGTATCTACGTGCCCAGGGCAAGACTGAGGGTCAGATCAGGGCGTGGCTATTGCTGCAGAAGGCTCGATTCAACTTCGGACCGCAACGGACGCGCAACGATGAGTAGGGACGGTAGGGAGCCATTCATCGGCTATGTCGCCGCTGGCGGATACCGCGATACTGGGTTTACCGTAGCTCCGATGAGCCTCGTGCGCCTCGGCCAAGGGCACTATGTGCTGATCCCAGTTCTGAGTGAGCGCGAGGGCGACGAGCTCATCAAGCGACTACGTAATCAACCATGACCGCCTCACTCTTACCTTGCCCATTCTGCGGAGGGACCGAGATAAGCATTCAACCTCAGCACTACTGGACTGGCATGCGTAACACCGTCCTGAGTGTCGAGGTTCGGCATTGGTGCGACGATAGACAGCCCGGCGTGCGTGGATCGAGCATCACCATGCGAGGCAAGACAGAAGAAGAAGCTGTGGCGAAATGGAACAGACGCGGTGATAACTCATCTTCAGAGCCATGAAACGACACGTCACAAAGGAAGGCATCGAGGTTTGGCCGGGCCAATGCTGGCGCGACTTGGATCATCGCATGGGCGACCGCAAGCGCTACGTCATCGCAATCGACGACGAGAAGGGCAAAGCGCAGATGGCCGACTCGATGACCTCTCGCCATACCACATGGGTTTCGATCCGCCGGATGCACAAGCACAGCACAGGCTGGGCGCTGGTTTCCGATGTGCCTCGTTGACTACATCGAAATGCGGGAGACTGACCGGATGACAAACGAGCAGAGCTTGCTTCCGTGCCCGTTCTGCGGCAGCACCGACCTTGGCCTACAACGCAAAGCCGACCCAAGTCCGCCTAGCTATCCAGACGGCGTATGCGTGATCGAGTGTTTCGGATGCGGTGCGCTAGGGCCGTTCTGCGAGGAAGATCAGAACGCCGCAAAGGCATGGAACGATCGGGGCAGGCCTATCCATACATGCGAAACGCGATCGTACTGTGACGCATGCGATGCTGATGCCAGAGGCACTGCCGAACCGAAAGCGGACGTTCCGCTCTGGATGTGTCGCGGGAAGTATGAGGGTATCTGGGTCTACTTCCGCCCTGGCGAGACTCGCATGGAGGTCTACGACATCATCATGGAGAAGGCGCGAAAAGAAGGGTTCCGCGGGACCATTCAAGAGCGTCTGAAGGAACTCGGGTGGGAAGTGGTGCCTATGAAGGCATACCTAGACTTAGCTGAGAACCGGTGAGCAGCTCGCATGCCTAGATACATCATTCACAAAGACGGCGCTTACAACTTCTTTTCGACCGTCGTCGATGCAGCTTGCTACGAAAGCGCTTTGACACTCGAACAGGTCGAAGGGATCGTGAAAGAAAAACACGGCAGCGATGGTATGCGGGACCTCCCTGCTCGCCTGAAGCGAGCGCACGAAACCGGCTGTAGTGCTGATGGCTGGACGCTCGATGACTGCATCGCAGGGAATCGCCAAGGTCCCAACGAGTCTGAGATGCCGCGCGATGAGTTTATCCGTCGATATTTGACGTTTCCTGCGAGAACCTCCGATGAGCGCTAGAAACGAAAACGGCCCCGCCTTGTTCGGGGCCGCTTCTGGGATCGAGCGAGCTATTCCACTGTTCGTGCGCGCGCACGCGGAAGTGCCTAGCAGCTTTGACCTCGACCTTGATGCGCAGTGTACATGGGCCGTTCAAGCGCACAAGGCTCCGCTCACGAGCGCAATCTTGCGAGAGCGAGTCACTTTCCGACTCGCTCCGCGTCGATCATGACCTCGCTCGACTTCATAAAGTTCGCCACCATGCATCCGCTACAGGAACGGGTAGCCGAGCTTGGTACGTGCCCAAACTGTCACGTAAAATCTTTGCGGGCACTTGGTCTAGTGGCAGAAACCGAGTGGTTTCAATGCCGACGATGTTCGCATGTCTTTGTGCTGCCCGATCGCAGGCTTACAGGTTAGCGGACCTGGTTAGGGACTCCGCGTCCGGTCTATCATCGCGCGATGTCCGAAAAGCTCCTCCAAGACGCCATGGCGGTGCTGCACCGCTACGCTATCCCGCCCCCGATTGATCCCGACCTACGCTCCGTGCGGGCCGCGCTCGACCCCTTCATCTTCGACGGCGATCACTGCCGGGACGACGTGGCCGAAGTCTGCATGAAGCTCGATGACGTGCTAGGCGAGTAATGGGCCGCTGGCACGAGGACCCGTACACGAAGATCCGCCGAGCTCGCGCGGGCGGCTATGTGCGCCGACCGCGGCCCGAGAGGTTCCAGATGGACGCCCAGTGGCAGCGGGACTTCGGAAACTGGATCAAGGCCACACAGGAGTGCGAGCGGCACCGGGACGCGGGCGACCTTGAGGCAGCGCGGGAATGCCTGGAGCGTGCCGAGTGCCTGCATCATGCGCTCAAGTTCATGGAAGATCGGCCGACGGACTGCTAATGCTCATCGACATCCCACAGCAAGAGCTGATCTATATCGCCCTGGCGTTCAGAGTGACCGCGCAGAAGGAGCGCGAGTACGCGGACAAGGCCACGAGCATGTCCGTGAAGGACGCCCATAGGAACGCAGCCGTGACGTACGATCGGCTGGCCGAGAAATATGAGCGGCTGAGCCAGGAGCGCTAGCTCCCGAGTATCGCGAGAAATCGCTTCCAGAACCGCAGCGGCGTGACCTTCAGTCCCTTCGCGATCGTCGGCAGCTCCGACGCGATCACCGGCCGATGCGCCTTCTCGACAGCCGTCACCCACTTCTGATTGCGCTTGATCGCAGCGCCGAGTTCGGTCTGCGTGAGACCGGCTTCTAATCGCAGCGTACGTATCGTGTTGGCCATAGCCAACGCGGCTCTCGGGTGTCGAATCGCAGGCAAGCAACGCTCCAACTGGGGCGTCAATGCTCGCGAATTGAGTCAAATACCCGAACTACGCGACATTTACTCGTGTGGCGAGTATTCTAAATTCAGACCCTGGCATCTGTACTGCAGCGCACATTTGCGCCGCTGTGCGGCCACGAATTCGAAGGATAGGAGAGCAACGAATGCTCATACTCCTCAGGCGCCCAGGTGAGAAGATCTACATCGGGGACGATGTCACGATCACGGTGCTGAGCCTCAAAGGATGCCAAGTCCGCATCGGCATCACTGCGCCAAAGCACTTGCCCGTACACCGCGAAGAGATCTACGAGCGCATCAAGCGCGAGCAGCAAGAGAATGCTGAAGACGGCGAGCCGGCCGGCAAGGCAGAGTTCGCGCGCTGAATCGGGCCGCTCGCCTAGCCGCCTCCCGAACTTTGGCCAGAGCGGCGGGCGACGGGCGGCCGGCTCGTTCCTGAGACGGGCATCACGAAAATCGAACAACGGTGATCGTGCACTTCTCCGTCTGAGTGCAAGGAAGAACAACCACACAGAGGGGCCGATGTGAGCTATGAAGTTTGGCTCGAGAAGAATCGGGCTGCGTTAGAAGCAGCGTATCGAGGTAAAGACTGCATGCAGGGCGAACCCCCGCCCTGCCGCAACATGAAGTTCGACGTGTTTGTGGCGGGGCGGTGGGAGCAGGAGCAGCAGCTCCGCGGAGCTGGAGTTTCAGGGAGCGCGAGCGATCGCGTCAACGAGAGCCTGACGGCCGGCGTCGGCCTCTCCGGTGATGGCCTTCCACTCGTCCGGGGTTAGATCGCGGCCAGCGGCCTGAGCTCCGGCGACGAGCGAGGAGATGCGCTGCGAGCGCGTGAGAAGCTGCAGGGCTAGCTCGATGGCGAGCGAGATCGTTGTGGCGCTCATGACTTCTGGTGACTCCGGAGATAGGCCTGGACTTGCGTGAGCACTGCCACTGCAAGATCGAGTTTCGTCGATGCCGCCTGTGGGTCAGTGTCGAGCAGCGACTTCGCGCCATCGAGCAGCGTGCGCGATTGATCGGCGAGCTTGAGGACTGTCTGCGCATCCGACTTCGAGAGATCACCTGCGTTCGTGGCGTCCGCCGCAGCGAACTCCACGGCCGAAAGCGTGCCGTAGCCGTACGCGAGGCGATCCGAGAGGCTTTTAGCTGGCGCGAGTCCGAGAGACTGGCATGCGACAAGCAGCCAGCAGAGAACGCCCGCGAGGGCCAGATAGCGAAACTTCATGATGTCTTGGTCTCCGGTGGAACGGGATCGGAAGAAGTGCGCTGGCGCATGAACCAGAACGCGGCGCAGAGCATGACGACATCCTTCAGGCTGCTCGCGGTGCCGGGTGCGAGGTATTTCATCGCCTCGCCTGCGACGATGGCGAAGTAGCCGGTGAAGATGAGATAGGACAGGCCCACCTGGGCGCTCGCGACGACTGCGTGTGGAAGCCTCATTGCCGAACCCCAGAGCGAAGTTGCTCAACCAACCGAGGCCCGCGGCTCTTGACCTGCTTGAACCAAAGCGAATCTTCCAACTCATCTGCCGCGACGTTGTAATCCCCCGCTTTGATCGCGGCGAGCATGTTTTTGAACTTGAATAGCTTCGGCAGGCCGATGTTGTAGGCCAGCATCGTGATCACTTCCTTGCGCACGTCATCAAGCGCCGGCCACCATGGGAATGCGATCGCGCATTGGGTTTGGCACTGAAGGATTCCGCTCGCGAGCAGCCGACGAGCGCCACTGATCGAGAGGCTGACCGCGAGCTCGCCGTTGTCGTAGAGCAGCCGCCATTCATCACCCGTGAGCGGGTTCGTCTGCAGGCAGCGCCCAATGCCGAATGTCAGCAGGCCCTCGGTGTCTAGGTAAAGATTCGCGCGGTAACCCTCATCCCGCTCGAGGTCATCGGCGAGACTCACGACACGCCACCCTTCAGCATCCCGATCAGCTTCGTTATCGATACGCCGATCGCGCTGCCCGCCGCTCCTACAGCGAGAATGAGCTTCCATCCTCCCCGCGCCTGCGCGACGTACTCCATGAGCGTGTCCATCTTCACTTCGATACGCTCGAGCCGTTCCTCGGCCGAAGCAACCTGCGCCTCCAAGCGGCCGATGATGCGGTTCTGGTCTGTCATTTCGACGTCTTTCATTTCGTGCTAGGCCGTCCTTCTTGGCTCATGTGGTCCTCACCCGCGTATCTGTACGAAAAGCGTGATGTACAGATCGTTCGTGCCAGCTGGTAGCCAACCGGCATCCGTCGTCACGACCATGCCAATACGCTTCGCAGGGCTCGAATTCACGATGAGCGACGGCGAGAAGATGTCCTGCCGAATCGCCCCCGTCGCATTAAACGTGTTCGAGGAATTGAGCAGCACATCCGCAGTCGAATTGATTTTCGTGCCGTCGGCCGTGACCCACAGTTGGGCCGAACCCGCAGTGATAGCAGCGGAACAACGGATATTTGCTGAGTGCACATGCCAGGAACCTGGCAACAGAATCTCGCTTACCACCTGGCCCGGAATTCCCAGCACTAAATTGGTCTGTGACGCCGCCAGGTTGTCGGAGAAAAACGTAATCGGAATCAGGTCCGACCAGTTCCCCGGTTGGAACTTGTCATTGAGATGCGTCAATGATGCGTTAATGGCGAGTCCAGAGCCAAGAGAGGAAATTTCGCCTCCTCGTATCATGGTTTTCTGCACTCCGGGCCGAAGTACGAGAAAGCTCGGATTGCTCGGCGCATCGCCCTCCGCATAGGCATCTACAATCACATTGCCTTGTCCGTGATTGCTGTAGACGCGATATGTGCTCGTCGCATCCGGAAGCGTTCGCCAATACGGATTGACGGTTATCGCGGTAGAGGTATTCGAAAGAATCTCTCTGAACTGCCCCGAGCCTGTACCGCCTGTTATCTCGACTGCGCCACCGACGAACTGATTCGCTGCCCAACTCTTCCCTGAATCCGTTAGCGTGTTGATGGCCCCGGCAGTGGCCGTCCCTGAATCATCGAATGTGGCGCCAAAGTCATAGTGCGCCGTTTTCATGCTCTCGCCGATGAGTTCGCGGAACACGTTTCCATTTCCGTCGATCATCTTCACCATCGTGTCGAATCCCGAGATTCGGCCACCAGAGAAGCGATTCGCGTTAGGTCCGTTGTAATTGAAATTTGAGACGAGGACGCGATCCAAGTAATACGCCACGGAGTTCGTCGTACCTCCGTTAATATTGTTCGAGAAGCAATCGATTTGCTTGAATTGGTTGTAATACGGCCGATCGCCAGTTGTGCGCCCAATTCCGTACACGCCACGAGTGGTATTCCCATACACAACGAGCACCAATCGCTCAAACGACGAATAATCGAAATGCGAAAAGTCGATCGCTATGCATCCATCCTTGCCAGTACCCCCGTTTAACTCGATGCGAAAGTCGCGTATGGTGATGTTGTTACGCAGCGTCGTGCCGTTATTCTCGATGACGACATCATTGGTGCCGCCGCCCCAATTGACTATTGTCTGTCCGTAGCGCCCATCGCCGTAGAGAACTTGTCCGTCACCCTTGAACTGCAGGGATGAGGTCACTTTGTACGTTCCGGCCGGCAGATAAATTTCGCGCTGACAGTTGAGCGCCGCCTGAATGGCGGCGGTATCATCAGAAATCCCATCGCCTATCGCACCGTACCGCCGCACATCTCCCGGCGGATACGCATAGTTGACCGGCGTCACCCCGGCGGAGATCTCGGCGGCGGTGCGCTTGAGCGAATCCAGCGTCGTGCCAATGAGCGAACTGGAAAGCGTCGAACCTGACAACTGTGCGGCGTATTCCGGCGCCCCAGTCGTTGCGTTGAAAAAGAGATACTTTCCCTTGCGATTCGCGACCGCATCAAGCTGCCCATCCGCGACCCCATCGCCATCAGGAAAACGTAGCGTGCGCAGAAGCATCTGGTATAGACGCTTGCTGATGCGTACGCCGCGATCGAGCGCGCCTTCGTGTGTCTCCGCCGGGAAGGCGTCATTCGAGATGTAATCTGCGGTCTGCGTTCGCTGCGGATCATCGAGGATTGTGATCGTGTAGCCAGAGACCAGCGCCGGGGAAATGGTCAACGTCCCTGTAGAGCCAGCCCCGCCGGCAACGCTGAATCCGCTCGACAACACAGTGGCGTTGCCGCTCGAATCGGTTTTGATCACCTTCAGGTCCGCCGAGGTATCAAAGACGAACGGGATCGGAAAATCCGTCGTGACACCATCAGTTGCGTGGGAAATCTCGGAAGACGTAGCTGAGATAGTCATGCCGCCCGAATATCTGAGGGGCGGGTGACGGAATCAACGCTACTACTGCACCGGCATTTTCAGCGCGCGCTGCTGGGCCTGCTTCTCGCGAACATCGGCCGCAAGCTTCGGAAACTCCTTCAAGAGTTGCCCGCGCGCGAGCTCGCGGTACTGACGAATGGTGTCGCGGATGAACACGTCTTTGCCACCTTCGGGACCGTCTGAGCGCAGCCGATAGACAGCGGACAGCGGGTGCTGACCGGTGACGACCTTGTTCAGCAAGTCCTTCGCGCCGAGGTTCCATGCCGGGTTCTTCAGCGCGTTGCCGGCAAGTTCCACATACCGCGAATACGCCTCCGGATACTGGGAGAGGTCGACCGTCACTCCATTGAACGAGGTCTTGCGAGAGGGCATGGTCACATTCGACTGCAGGCGCAGAATCTCCTGATCGATCGGCTCCGGAGTCGGCTTCGCGCTATAGAGCGGTGAGAATGCGTCCCAGGCTTTCGACCCGCTCTCGTTCTTCACCGGCTCGCCCCAGAGGTCGCGCCGCGGCGGCAGGTTGCCCGAGAGGCCTGGCGTGCGCGCGCGAATGGCATCCATCATCGAGTTCACTTCGCGGATAGTCGGGTCTTCAACCCGTGTCGCCTGAGCCACTCCGGCCGGAACGACGGAGCCAGCGAGCTGCTGCGTCCACCGCTCGGCGGATTGCTGCGGGTCGTTCAGCGCTTCGATGATACTAGAGAGGCCCGACAGGTAGGTCTTGTTCGTGATGTTGCCGGCGAATGCGAGCGCCGTCGCAACGGCCAACTTCTCCGTGTCGGGGTCATCGAGCGCATCGTGCTGGGCCTGCATCAGCATCTCGGCCGCATCTGCGGCCATGCCCATGAGCGAACCTGCGGGGTCTGTGCGCGCGTAGCTCACCCATCGGTTACCGATCTTCACCGAGTACGGCTTCCAGCCCTCGCGCGTCATCGCGTCCTTTTGACCCTTCTCGATCGGCCCGCGGCCGGTCACCTGCCCGCTCATCGTCATGTCCGCAAACGACAGCATCGCTGCCGTGCCGAGCGTCACCTGCGCAAGCGCGAGATCGCGGCGCGCGCCACCGGCCGCGACGTTAGCCCTGAACTTCGACATCAGGGGCGCGAGCGGCGTGCGCTCGAAGGTGAAGTTCAAAATGTTCGCTGGCGTACGCGTGAACGGCAGAATCACCTTGAGCGCCGGATAATGCGAGGTGAGTTGTCCGAGTGACTGCGCAAGCTTGCCTGGTGCATTGGTGAATGTCTGGTACGTCGCCGCATCTACCGCCGCCATCCGCAGGTTTTCGGGCGGATTCTCGATGAGCTGAGCGATGCGGGACTTCAACGCTTCCGGTGCCGCATCAGGCGCTTCGGAGACAGCCTGACGCAGAGCCTGCGCGTGCAGCTCCATGCGATAGCCGATCGTCTTGAAGAACTCGTCCGACGCGGATAGTGCACGGCCCGGTGTGCGTACGGCACTGCCCAGTAGATCGACGCCGCGGCCGAGCGCCGTATCAGAGCCGAGCTTGAATGCTTCGGAGGTGATTGCACCCTCGCGCGGCGCCTCGATCTTACCGAGCCCGAATCCTGACTCTCCGGTGCGCGCCGACTTCGCCGCGTATCGGAACGCGTCCTTCAGCCCCTGCGTAAGCCCGAACCATTGCGAGGCCGCCTCACCTGCCGCGACGCCGCCATCGGACCCGAGAAGGGAACTGATCTTCGCGGCGATCCCACGCTCGGCCATGCGTAGGAACACGACAGAGGAATTCGAGAGCGCGTTCGCTGCGTGTGTTGTCGGATTCGACAATAGGCCGTTGACCCACGCCTCTACGACTGCATCGCGCGTGCGCGCATAGGCGCCTTTCTCGACTACAGACTGCAGCTCCTTCACCATCCCCGCCTTCGCGAGAGCTGAGACCCGCTGCGCAAGCTCGCGTGAGACGTCAGAACCGCCGTTTGCTTCGAGCGCTTGCTGAACCTGCTGCAGCCGTTCCGCCGGGCCTCCGGCCGGAATGCGCCAGGACGAAAGAGCGCGCGCCGTCGCCGCGCGCGCGCCGAGCACTTGTCGCTGCACGAGATCGTGCACCTCGAGCATTTTGCGAAAGGCGAATAGATTCGCCTCCGACGGATTCTCCGCTGCCGCCTGAGCGAGCTTCGTCACCTTGTCGGTCGCTGCGACCCACAGTTCACGAGCCGCCAGTGATTCGGAATCTGAAAGCGGCTGGCCCTGGCGGCGATTCACCAGCAGTTCCCACGCGTCCTTGTGGGCAGCGTCGAGCTTCATGGTCGCGAACGAGCGCACTCCGGCGCGCGCCTCATCCGCTGCTGGCGGCCCCATGTCCGCAAGCTTCTGCATCACTTTCTGAACATCTTCAGGCGCATCGATGCGCGCAAAGTTGATGTAGGTCTGCGGCGCTGCCTGATCCCCGCCGCCCTTCGCGGCCCCTGCCACATCGCCGGCAGTCGCCGCGGTCGGCTTGGGCACCTTCACGAGCGGCGCCGTCGGCGCTTCGCTACCGAGATCTCGGAAGGCATTCTCCGGCAGTTCCGGCTTCGCCGCGCCGGCGGCAGCGAGCGCAGCGTCATCGGCGCCGTCAGCCGCCGCGCGAGCCGCGCCCGCCTCGCGCAGTACCTTCACTCCCTTGACGAATCCATCGGTCAGGATGCCCAAGCCGAGGCCTTCCAGCGCGTTCTTGAAGCGGCCCTCGGCCGCGTTGTCATCGGACTGCGAAGCGAGGAATTCCGTCACCGGGTTCTGCAGCGCTGGAAACTTCTCAATGAGATTGGACAGGCGCTGCTGGTGTGGATCGAAGGCGGCGAAGTTGGCGATCGCACCCTTCAGCGCGTTCAGACCATATCCGGCGGCACCCGCCATTTCCGGCACGCCCGCGATCTTCGCGAGCTTGTTGGCGCCCGCCATGCCGACGATGAACTGCGAGACGCCCTTCACGAGGCCGCCCGTGACAGTCTTCGGCGCGCCGATGTCCGGCAGATCGTAATCACCCGGCCGAATCACATCGGCGTTCGCAAGCTCCTTACCGCCCACGAGCCGCACACCTTTGTCATCGATGATGATGCCGCCACCAATGTTGTTTTGCTCGAGCCAGCCGCCGAGTTCGCGGCCAATGTTGATCGTGTTCTGGTAGGCATCACGAATACCCTTCACGATGCCCCGAGGCGTCTCGACGACACCGAGACCGATGTCTTTCGCAACACGGCCGACGACTGATTCTTGCGGATTGGGTTGTCCGCGGATCATTGACTCGATCCCGCCCGGCGCTGTGGCTGGCGCGACCGGCATACCGCTCTCCGACGGCGCGCCCTTCGCGAACTGCTCCAGCTCATCGACTGCGGCGCCTTGCGCCATGCTCGCGCGGTGCGCCATGTAGGACGGAGAAACATCGGTCATTGCGGATTACTCGTTGTGCCTGCGGTTGCGTCGCGCCATTCCTTGATGAGCTGCGCTTGGCGCGCGTACTCGGCTTCGTCTATCTCGCCCTTCTGCCGCGCCTCGACAGTTGCCTTCGCGGTCGCCTGCAGGTCCGGCGTAAGCCGGGTGCCGACCATGAACTTCGGCAGCGGCAACCCGTTCATCTTCACGAGCGAGTTGTGCGAGACGATATCCTGGTAGGCAATCTGCGCTTCCCGATCGGTCGCTTTCGGATGCGCTTCCGCCCAGTCATTCCACCGATCCAGCATTGTCGCCTTGTCGGCTGCCGCCGTGGGCGTCGGGTTCAACTGCGAGTAGCCGGACATCGTGGAGATGTACTCGCTCCCGCGCTTGTACCAGCCAGGGCGCTCGCTCTCGACTTCGCCGACGACGCGATCGTAGTCCGATGGGCGAATGGCGCCGCGCTGAAGCGCCACGCGCGCTTCCGCACGCACATCGTATCCACGCCCAGCACGGTCTCGCAGATCCGCGTACAGCATCGGATCGTGGAGCGTGTCGTCGCCGCCATTCAGCGCGCGCGAGAAGTAGCGGTAGTCCTGGGGATCGAGCCGATCTCGGTTGGCTTCGATCCACGCCGGCGTGAGATGCGCGGTACGCAGAAGCTGGTCGCCCTCCTTCGAGGCGGCGTCGGCGACTTCCTTCTTCGCGCGCTCAGAGAGCGTGTATTCATGCGCCTCCTGTGCAAGCTTGCGCTGCTGCTGCGTGTACGAGGCGCTATCGATGCGCTGCGCCCAGACTGCCTGTACTTCCCCGGAGAGATGGGGATACTGCCCGGTCGCGAGCTTCATGGCTGCCGCATCCGGATCGATCATCATGTCGCGCCGAATCGCCGCCTCGCTCGAATCTTGATCGAATTTCGTGAGCAGCGCATTGCGTTCAGAATAGGTCAGATTTCCCGTGAGAGCGTTGCTCTCGATGGCAATGCGCGCCTGCGCGCGCAAGAGCGAGTCCGTTTCGGCATCACGGCCCGTGAGCTGTGATAGATCGAACAGCGTGTTACCAAGGTCGGTGCGAACCTTTCCCGCTTTCGCCTTCTGCGCCTCGACGGCGACCTGAGCAGCGCCAGACTGTGCCGCGCGCTCAAAGTCCTGCTTGAAGATCGGCGCAATCGTGGAGTTGCTGAGGCTCTCCATCGTGCGCTTCTGAATCTCCTGCGCCTTCTCCAGGTAGCGCGTCGACTGCGTATCGAAGTCCTCGTCCGCGGCGAGCTCACCGCGAAACGATTCGAGTTCACCCAGCGCCTTCGCGGTGGAATCCGCAAGGCGCCACGACTCGGACGACTGGCGCACCTTGAGTGCGAGCTGCGCAGCCGCAGCTCCAAGCTCGAGACCGGCGCCGCCGGTGCCCGTCGGGCCTGGGCCGAGTCCCGCGCCGAGAGCGCCGGTACGCTGCTGGTACTCTGGAATTACGGGCATCAGGCGTACCCGGCGCTCGAAGGCCCGAGCAGCGAGTCCGCGGCGGCGGTGCCCGCGCCCAGGGAACTGCGCGAAGGCTTGCGGTATCGAGACAGGCCATACCGCACGCTGTCGACCGCTCCCGGAATCGAGAATCCGCCGGTGTAATTGTCGGCGATGCCGGTCAGCAGTTTCTGACCCGCCAACATAGCGCCTTGCTTCTTGGCTGCGGCGGCCTCCGACATCAGGCCCGCGCGCGCGAGTTGCCCGCGATAGCGGATGTTCAACGCATCAAGATTCGCCATGAGCTCAGACTGACGCACCACGCCCTCGTCGATGCCGCCGCCCGCCTGCGCCATCGCCGCGGCTTGCGTGCCGAGCAGAAGTCGCGTCTCACGACGCTGCGCTTCTTCGTCAGCCGTAGCCTCCTGGCTTACGACGCGTGCCTGCTGGCGATATGCCTTGGCCGTGCTCCTGCCGCCTTGGAGCGCGGAGAATGCTTCCAAGATCGTCGGGGCGTAGAGCGCAAGCCCTCCGAGACTGAGACTCATGGATCGTAGGTCCTCATGCGCGGCAGGATGGCTGCGACGGTCATCGGCAACGGCTGGTCCTGTCTGATCTCGATCAGCGCGTCGGTGTCGTACTCGCCAGGGAAGTCCGTCACAAAGTCTCCGGAGAAGATGCTCGGTGGCCCGTCCATTGGGTCCGCTGGATTGCGCAGACTGATGTCGTCGAGCGTTCCGTTGAAGCGACCCACCTTGCCGCCGAGCGTATCGACGAAGCGGATCGTAAGACCGTTGATGCGCTTCGTTTTGCCCTGGCTCGTACCGTCTTGGCTTCCGGATTCGAGCCGCATCGGCACTAGTCGCGCGATCGACTGAAGGCCTACTTGAACCTTGCTGGCAGCGCGCGAGAGCGTGATCTGTCCGCTCGCTACGGTCTTCGACGGCTGTACCGCCCCATCGGCCAGTATCTGCACTTCCTCGCCTTCGAGGTGATCCAAGCCGCTGATCGTCGTCGTCGACGCTCCGTCGTAGGTGAGCCCGGCGTCCACGTAGAACGCATCCTGCTGGTCGTCTCCCGCGGTGCCGTCTTGGTCGACACCCTCCCAGGCCTTCTCCAGGAATTCGACATAGCGCTTGGTTGCGCCGTTGATCGTGCGCTTGACCACAATCCACACTTCTTCGCGCGAGCCATCCGGCGAGGGTATGACGTTCACCGCTTCCACAAAGCCGTTCCCGCCGATCGGGTGCCGATGCCATCCCGTCACGTTTTGCTCGAGATCGTAGGTGAAGCCCACGAGCTTGCCATTCGATAACACGCACCAGACGATTGAGGCCGGCTCGCCTTGAAATGCCATGTCGACGATGCCCGATCGCGTCATTCGCTCGGCGAGCACCGCAAGGTCTGTCGAGGCGAAGGTGTCGGACTCGAATGCGTAGTTGAGCGAGAGCAGCTTTCGGCCGGCGCGCTGGACGTAGAGGAGCGAGGTGCCGACCGCGAGCGGCTGGACGCCGCGTACTCGGCGCTTGCTCTGCCGCACGATCGAGAAGTTCGCGGGTCCAAGCGGCAGTGTCGTCGTGATCTCACCCGCCACGAATACCGGATCTTCGGCGAGCGCCGCGAGGTAGGCGAGATTGGTCTCGATGCCGCCGATGCGCGTTCCAGCGAGCGCGCCCCGTAGCTCGGCGAGCGCCTGCGATCGGTCGTCTCCGTGCACGATGATCTTGGCGAGCAGCGGGTCGTAAAACGGCGAGACCTCCGTGCCGCGTTCGATCCAGCTGTCGACGCGCGCTTGGGGCAGGACGACTTCGGTCAAAAGTCCCGAGCTCGGCTTGAAATCGCGCGAGGGATCTTCGGCGTACACGCGTACCTGGATCGAGTGTCCGCGCGGCTTTTTCCCTTCGAATTGCGACAAATCCGGGGGCTCACCCGCGGCGGTACGGATCATCCACTCCACCAAGTCGATGCCCATGACCTCTTCGGTCACGCCGTGCTCGACCTGAAGACGCGTATTGACCTCCAAGAAGGAGAACTCGCGCCGCTCGGCATCGAACACGAACTCGACCGTGCCGGCCGAACGGTAACTCACGGTTTTGCCGAGTATGACCGCGGCTTCATGGAGCGCCCGTCGCAGCTCCGGCTCGAGATTGGGAGCGGGCGTCTCCTCGATCACCTTCTG